CTGCTGGTAATATCACTTGTCCTTAATAATTTTATGAATAAATACATTATTAATGCATTTATTCCCAAATATACCCAATCGGGAGCAGACTATTTCGAGCCTGCTTTTCTCAATTTGAGCTATCAACACTATTGGGGTAGCATTGATAGCTACAAATATAGCTATCAATACCCTTGGGAGGGGTCTTGATAGCGTTTTTGCTCCCTGATGATAATAATCTCTATATTCATCATTCTCACGCCGAGACAAAATTAGAAAAGATTTTATTTTATAGATCTTTGTCTAAAACTGGAAATTCTTCTTCAGAAGATTCAAAATCAGACCCACTGTCATCATCATCATCATATTCATCACCTCCTTCAGTATCTTCAAATTGATCTTCTTCAACATCATCTTCATATTGTTTGGCCCATCTTTGAGAAGCAAGAATAAGACATTCTTCCATTGATAACCCAGGATATTGTTTCTTGATATCCTTTGCTACTTTATTAATAAGTTGTAAATATTCGTCTAACTCTCTTGTCATATAAATTTAACTATATTATTTTATTAGATCTCTTATGGTCGAACTCATTTTTTCATAGATTTTGTGGTGGTTGGTATCATTATGCCTTGATCTATTTGATCTAACAAATGTTTTACCACAAATTTTACAAACAACTTTATCAGTCGGCTTAGCTTTCTCTTCATCTGATTTAGATGGTCTACCTCTTGACCTAAATATGGCTTTTCCAATGGGTGTCTTTACATATTGTACTGTTTCTGGAGAACATAAGAGCAAATTTTTGTCTTCGCGTAACTCGCTTTTAGCTTTTTCAATATTCATAACGTAATAATGATATTACAGAAGGTAATTAATTATATATTGTAGACTTATAGTATAAATGTTATCATTTTCAAAGGGGCGACCAATCGCGAAAATTGTAGGAGGTGAATTCAATAATGAAATATTGTTTTTAGATTCAGGAGACAACAAATTATGTTGTGATGATTGTACTGAAAAATGTGAAAGAAGAAGAAAAAAGTGTTGCGGAGGATGTCAAAGATCAAGAAGTAAATGCTGTGGAGGTGGACCTAAATATGACGAAGAAGATGAAATTGGTCAACAAATTCATTTAAGACAAGGAAAACTGATACCGCTACCTAATTATGAAACTAGAATCCCATTTATAGCAGGTCCTTCTGGCTCTGGAAAAAGTACTTATGCAAGTCTCTTAGCAGAAAACTACTTAAGAATTAATCCTGGTAATGATTTCTATCTCTTCTCTAGAAAGGATACAGATCCAGTCCTCGATAAATTAAATCCAATTAGAATAAAGCTCGATGAATCCCTAATTGAAGATCCAATTGATATGACAACAGAATTAACTGGAGGAACGCTAATACTATTTGATGATGTCAACACACTACAAAATGATAAAATCAAGAAAGCCATTGACAAACTAATGAATGATATTATGGAGGTTGGAAGAAGTTATGATATTACAATCATGATCACAAATCATTTGGTTATCCCCAATGAGAAGAAACAAGCTAGAACAATCATGAATGAGATGCAAAGTATGACTGTATTTCCTAAAAGTGGTTCAGCTCAGCAAATCAAATATGCATTAAAAACATACTTTGGCCTTGATAAAAATCAGATAGAAAACATAATTAATCTTCCAAGTAGGTGGGTTACAATATTCAAAGGATTCCCCCAGACAGTAATGTATGAAAACGGCGCCTTTATTTTATAGTTAAATATATATGGACGATCTTATTAAAGATTATGAAGATATAGCTCTTAGTGATAATGAAGTAATGAATTTAGTTGATGGAAGAGCAAATATTATTCTTTATCCACAACTTATAAATTATACATCAATTGATCAGATGTTATCCCCATATGGCGCATGTTTCCTCCTTTTTCTATCAAAGCCAAATTATGGACATTGGTGTGTATTAATAAAAACAAATGACTCTACTATAGAATTTTTTAATCCATATGGTGGGTTTCCAGATGATTCTCTAAATTATATTCCTATTGGCTACAGAAAAGAGTCAAATCAATATAATCCAACCTTGTCACAATTAATGTATGATTCACCATACAATCTCGAATACAATGAATTCAAGTTCCAATCTATGGGCAAGAATATCAAAACCTGTGGCCGTCATTGTGCTATCCGTATCCTATTCAAATATTTAACTATTGAAAAATATGCATCACTTTTGGATAAACTAGCCGAAGTATTTGAAATGGGATATGATGAGCTTGTAACTTTTTTAACCATGTATATTAATAAATAAAATTTAGTTTGTTGATTAATATATATAATGTCACATACGATCGTTCAGGAAAATGACAATACATATTTAAATGTTGTATTCGATCATAAAGCATCTGATGGTGTTAATCCGTCTCTTGCAGTTTATAATGTAACAAAGACAGCTCCAATATTAGATAAGGCTAATGATTATTATTGTTCAGTTATTAGATTTGCTATTCCTATTCTTTCTATTCCATTGGCAGTTATTCCAATTATTCCTAATCAAGGTAATCCAAACTTAACACCATTGACTATTTCAATTATATATGGCGGTATTACATATCTTCAAAATATTATTTATGTAAGTAATCAACCATATTATCCAACACCAGTCCAAAATATACCTACTCAAGTAATTACGCCATATTATTATTTATACTCCTTCCAGAACTTTATTGATTCTATTAATACAGCATTGACAGCAGCGTTTAATGCATTTGCTATAGTTAATCCAACAGCTCCTCAAGTAACTGGAAGTCTTCCTACTCCATATTTCTATTTCGATCCAACAACCCAATTAATAAATCTCGTTGTTAGTAGTGCTTGGGCAACCACTGGAGGAACTCAAGCATTAATTGTAATAAATTCATCAGCTCTATCATTTTTATCATCATTTGATTTTTTAAGTCTTTCTGGAGACCAATTTGCATTTGTTATACAAAATAATGGAAATAATGGTTATGCCTTGTATGGAACTTCTCCAACTAATCCTCCATCATTTTTAAAATTCACTCAAGAATATGATTCTATGAGTAACTGGATATCCTTAAGAAAGATCATTTTATCAACTAATGCAATGCCAGTCATAAGTGAAGCAGTACCAGCTTATAGTGCAACTGGTGAACAAACTGGTGTTTACAACTCTTTCCCAATTCTCACCGACTTCATACCAGAAATAAACTCAGCAGCTGATTCTAGAGGTATTGCATATTACACTCCAACATCTCAATACAGATTGATTGATTTAACAAATAATCAACCATTATCAAAAATCGATCTCAAAATATATTGGGAAGACAAGCTTGGAAACTTGTATGATCTGTATATTCCCCAATATCAACAAGCGACTGTCAAAATTGCTTTTGTAAGAAAGTCACTGTATAAACAAAGTCCATTGTTATATAAATAAAATAATATATCACTAAATGATATTAAATGTCATTATCTTTCGAAAGGTTACAAGTCGTAGAAGTTAGAGATCCTATCACTATCGTTCAAAATAAAAGAGTGTATGCCTCTTTAAGATCTGGTTCTCAAGTATCATGGAAACAATATACAACTTCATCTATCTCAAATTCTTCAATTCAATTTTCTGCCGTAAACCCACCAGCAGCCCAAATTTTTGTAGACAGAAAACAGTACCTAGGTCTACCAATTAGATTGACATTTGTAGGAACGGCACCAGCAGGACAAGTTCTTTTAAATCCAGGACAAGATGCCCCAAGAGCATTTCCTATAAGTTCTTCAATTGATACGATTAACATAACCATCAACAACCAAAGTGTATCCATTAATATGGCTGATATTATCCAAGCTATGCTTCATTATAATACTGATTCTGAATTATCCATGATTGATTATTCAATGACTCCATCTATGTTAGATCAATCTCAAGCTTATTCTCAATTATACGGATCTACTAGAAATCCATTAGGTTTCTATGGAGATTCTGGAGATAAATCTATCTGTGGTAGAGGTTCTTTCCCATTTACCATAGTAAGCAACACAAATACATCTGCTGTTATTGATATGTACTGTGTAGAACCAATTTTCCTTTCACCATTTTATTTTGGTAAGGGTAATCATTCTGGTTTCTTCAATGTTTCAACTATGGATTTTAACATTACTTTCCTTAATAATACTGGTAATAGAATGTGGTCTCATGATGCCGTGTCATTGGGTGTTCAAACAACCATTAATTCAGTCCAAGCATCTTTCAATAACTTTAGTCCAGCTTTCTCATATCCTCAAAATCAACCCATTCTCCTATTTAAATATATAACACCAAATGAGACACAGGTAATACCAGCAAATATTCCCCTCTCATATTCGCTCTTAAATACAGAGCGTTACCCGACAGATTACTCCAATTCAGTAGCAGCTGGCCAACAAGTGACAATTAATTCAAATAATATTCAATTATCAACAATTCCAAATTCACTCATGGTTTATGTTCGTGAAAGAAATCAAGATCTCTATAACACATGTAATAATCCAGATACTTATTTTTCAATCAATAACATTAATTTGCAATTCATGAATCAATCTGGTATGATCAATTCTGCTTCTCAGCAACAACTTTATCAAATCGCTTACAAGAATGGATGTAAAGATTCTTGGGTTCAATGGGGAGGAGGACCTGTTTATCCAGTAAATTCTTTTGTTAATGCTAATAAATTAGGAACTATTGGTTCCATCCTAAAATTACAGTTTGCCACTGATATCGGTCTATCATCTCTTGATGCTCCAGGAAAGTTATCTCAAGCAACTGTTCAAATAACACTCAATACTACGAATATCAGTAATAGAGCTATTGTTCCAGTTTTGATGATCGTTGTCTTATCAGAAGGTACATTCACTATTGAAGGAGTTGCTAAAGCCTCTCAAAATACTGGTGTTATCACATCTCTCGATATTCTCAATGCAAGACAATCGCCATTTGTTTCATATGCTGATGTCGAAGATGTTTCTGCAGGTAATTTCTTATCTGGTCTTAAATCATTCGGTCAAGATGTCCTTCACGGTGTTGAAAAATACGCTCCAAAAGTTCTCGATTTTGTAAAGAATGATGTTATCCCAATTGGAAAAGCTGTTAGTCAATTCTTACCAGTCTTAGGATTAGGAGAAGAAGATGAATATGAAGGATCTGGCGTTATGGTAGGAGGCCGTAGATTATCTAGAGCTCAACTCAAGAGAAGACTCCGACTCCATTGATAAATTTAATATTAATTTTTTAACGAAAATATTAATATTGTATATTTAGATATATGAACTGGGAAATTACAGAACAGAATATTGTCGGTGATAAGCCAAGATCATCATTACCAGAAAACGTTAAGCGTGACTTTTCATTACTAACTATTAACAAAGATAAATCAGTTATTCTTGGAAGTTATAGATATCGTGTCCAACCATTTCCTAGTGATATTGATATTCATGAGAATTTTTTTGAATGTTGCACTCAAGAACAAGTGGCTGAGAAATTTGTTACCCATGTCCAAGAAGTAGTCACTAAAATAACTTCTGAACCATTACATTATTTCATGGAACTAAAAGCTGGTCTTGATAGTAGATATGATTTTAATCCATCAGATTACAATAGAGTTTTTGATATGTACACAGCAGGAATGTTAAATCTAGATGAGTATGAAACACTCAACGACGAAATCATTGATGAAGAAATGAAGAAGGAGATACTTAGAAAACATTTAGTCTTAAGATGGGACCCTAGTGAGATTATGTCAGGCTATAAAACGCTCCCACTCGGAATAACTATGTCTTTAAGTAAGGCAGTAGTTGAAAAATCACCAGTAAATATTGAGATTATTGTATTTCTTAATGGAAGATTTGTTGAAGAAAGTAATTTCTTCTCTCTTGGTCAAAATCTTCCAGATGGAAAGGTTAAAGTATTAAATGGAGAACAAGAAAGTTATGATAACTTTAACCATTTCTTCATTGAGGAGCTTAAGAAATCAATACATAAGTTATTAACTAGCAAACTCATGTTTAACCCATTTAAAGTAATAAAGCGTATGTTTAGCCTTGCTAAATTTACTGGTGATGAAGCATCCGCCGCTAAATTATATCCAATCATCTATTCAAACATATCATTATTGTATCAAATCAAAGGTGACATCAAGACATTGATCAAATTACTGAAGAGCGATAACAGCTTTCCTATGAATTATGCAATGTATGAATTAACCAATATGAAAGTCAGGTTATCCAATGTTCTTCAGCTCAGTGAGAATTTTCTTGAGGAGTTCAATAATGGTATTGATAATATTGTTAATAACTCTAATCTTCCTAATGAAGAACTCATCGGGAGACTAGAGGATCTTGAGACACCACTTGAGATAATAATAGATAAGGAGGCAGTTAATTTCCTCAAAAAGAATAATTTAAATGTTTAATAAAGATTTAAATTAAAAATTCAATTTCACTATTTATTTTTGCTAGGTTATCCTCAATATTTTTTATTTCTTCCTTGATTTTAGAAATTCTTCCTTGTAATATTTTTGAAACTCCTTCATATTTTTTGATATCTTTATAAATTACAGCTCTTTCTAAAATAGATTTTTCTGATTTAGAATCATATTGTTTACGTAATGTATTTAGTTGTTCATTTTTAGTTTTTATAATTTTTTGAGATTTATCAAATAAATCCATTTTTTCTTGTAAAAGTTTTTTCTGTTTGTTTAACTTTTTCTGAAGTTCATTACCTTCGTTAATAAGATCTATCTCTCTATCGTATTCTTTTTTTAATGCCTTATTTTTTCCAACTTCAAGTAATTTTTTTTCAAAAAGATCACCAGCAATTTTTATTTTACTACCAAGTTCACTTGTTATAACTTGTGATTTTGTAAACTCAACTAATAAAGAATCATTGGTTTTACGTAATTGTTTTGTTTTTTCTAGTAATTCTTTACTATATTCTGGTGTAATTACAGCTTGCATTAAAACATATTTTTCTGATTTTTCATCAATTTCTTTTCCAATTGCTTTTAATTTTTTTACAAGCTGAATAGTTTTACTTCTTTGTTGATTAAATTCGTTCTTTAAGTCTAACTTTATTTTAAAAATTCCAGCATAAGAAAGTCCTTCAAGTTGTCTTTCAAATTTTTCTATGTTTTCTTCAATTTTTTCCTCAAAAACATTATTATCAATTATAAATCTTATTTCTGTTTCATTCTCATTAACAACATCATTAAAATCATGAATTTCCTGTCTTTGTTCTTCAGTTATTTCTGGTTCTTTTTGTTGGTTATCAAACTCAATTTCAACAGGATATTCTAAAACCTTATTAGTTTCTATGATTTCAGGATTTATTACTCTGGGACTGGGGGGGAGGCGTTTTTTTTATAAAAATTTAAAGCGTTAATCTTTGCTGGATCATAAATATTCGCAAGATATCTATCATAGGCTGTCTTTGTAGTAGCTCGAATTCCTTGCTTGTATGCCTTTTTTCGTAGATTAGCCTTACTAAGATTACAGTCTCTTAACCATCTTGAAATTTCAGCTTCGCTTGCATGTTTTGGAGGTGCAGCACAAGCTAATTGATGTGCTAATTTTTTATCAGCTCTTGCATCTTCAAATGCATCTAATTTACTTTCATAATCAGTACCTCCTAGTAAAACACCACCTGCACGTCTTCGTCTATGATAACCTGCAGCTGAAACACCAGATCCTCTCAAAGCATCTTCAAATGCATCTAATTTACTTTCATAATCAGTACCTCCTAGTAAAACACCACCTGCACGTCTTCGTCTAATTGGAGCTCTTCGTCTATGATAACCTGCAGCTGAAACACCAGATCCTCTCAAAGCATGAGAAGCTTCACCTAAAGTGACACCATGTTTTCTAATGTAAGCAGCGACTCTTCGATTATGAGCACTTGGAGCTCTCTTTCTACGATAATGACGTCTACCTTCGCCTATATAATCTTCCATACCACAATCTTCACAACCAGCACCCATTGCGATCTTTCCTCTTAAAATTTGATCAATACGTTGACTAATTAAAGCATCATTCATTTTATAATAACATAAAAGATTTTATTTTATTATACAGAGTATCAACGAATTATTAAATATCCATCCTTATCACTCATTATATATCCAGCTCTACGCCTACCGATCCTAACATTCGGTGTTATAGTATTCGCATGAATTGCCTTTTGCTGAGCAGCTGCTTTCTTATAAGCAGTTTGTCTAGAATTCGCATTATTCGGCATAAAATAATATTTCTTTCCCCTTATCCCATATCTAAAAAATGAACCAAATAGATCTAATCCCCTTCGTACAGGCATTGTATACTATTTAATCATAAATTATATATCCATATCAAACATGTGATCAAGATTTTTAGTCTGTGTGTATCTTACAATATTATTAACATCTGTATGACCAACAAACTTTGCAACAAGAGCCATCTCCTTCTTCTTAACGAATAGCATGTAATTGATAAAACTGTATCTCAATGAATGTGTATTGCATTGAAAATTCTTAAGCATGAAATCTAATACTCTCTGTTGCAAATGGTCATTATCAATTCCATCAAGATTTTTCTCCATACTCTTTTCATAATCAAGGAATACCCAATCAGATGGATACTTCATCTGCCTATTCCGTCTCTTCGTAACAAACATCTCCTTGGTTTCCTTTTTATACTTGATACATTCGGACTTAGATATTTTTACCACGACTTTATCCATAAAATTCTTGTTCTTAATGAATAATCTAAATGCTTTGCATGCTTCGGATATTCTAGATCCATTCTTCAATTGCGTCATAGCAACATGCAAATATATTAGTTTATTAATGTTAATTCTAAATGTAGTTTTATCATTCGTATCTAATGTCCCTATGAAACCATATATTTCTTCATACTTGTCTATCAATCTCTGCTTCATATCTTCAAAATCTACACCACGATCAAAGCCCTTGGCAATTTGGTCATCATCATTCTCTTGCATTATACATAAGTACGATTATTTAATTATTCTCTAACTGATTCTCTCATATATATTTTTTTTGAGCCGTAAGTTTTTCTACCTTAGCCACTAAGTCTGTATGCTTTAGAATATGAGTCGAAGCTTGCATACTAATTGATGTAAGACAAATCAGTTGTTCTTGAAGATTATCATATTTCTTTTCCATTTCATCATAAAGCATCTCCACTCCTTCAAGTCTTGCATTAGCCTCTTCAAGACATTCTGCTTTTATGAATCCTCTGTATTGTTCACGTACATCATATTCTTCATTTCTTTCTGTTAATTTTGACATTTTTCTATATTACTATATAAGATTTTATAACCAATCGTTCTTATAGGTATATGCACGATTGGTTAAAAAATCTCTCGCTTTATGTAGATCATAGAAATTAATGCGTTTAAAAACTATGAAATTGAGTATAAACTGAGTATATAGAAGAGCCATGTCAAAGAATTCAAAGACTTGTAAATACGTTTTTACCCAAGAGAGTAGAAAAGGCCAAAAATGTGGAAAAGGTTGCAGAGATGGTTTCTGCAATAACCACAAACCAAATAAACTTGAGTATGGTAAAACATATTACAAGCAGAAATCAGATTCTTCAAAAGACCAAAGAGTATTGAAGATCGAAAAAACTGAAAATATTGATGAATTACCTAGATTAGATCGAATCGAGATGAGTATTACCAAGAAACTCGATGAAATGCGTCTAATTCATAGTAGGCTAGAAGGAATTTGGATATATCTGAATCCAAATGATGAAGAAAAAATTCGTGAGAAGCATAACACTCGAATATTTGGAGAATGTATTTGTATAATTAAATTTCGTGGTTTAAACAACGAATGCAGATATTGTAATCGTCAAGATTATAAGCAGGCAATAAAACCATTTATTTGTACTGCTGAAGCTAAAGCCCGTACTCTGGAAAAAAGTCTTATTGTGAAATACAATAAATTAATCGCAGAGATCAAGGATAAACGTTTATTGTGTAATGCCATTAATAAACGAAGAGATCAACTTATGAAGAAGAATCAACTTAAGGAATTACCTGAAGATGATGAATTTGAATTCATACCAAGTGATGATGAAGAAGATGACCGTGAAGTCATTGAAGTTTAATTGAAATATAATTTATGTTTTAATTAATATACACATGGAAGAAATAGCCAATGAACTTAAATTTGAACCAGAAGTCAAACTTGATCATGATTATGTCTACAAGAATTACTTTGAAATTAGAGAATATTTGATGGATATTCTATCAGAAAGTCAACTAAAAGAATTTATTGCAGAAATCAATGGAGAACTCTCAATAAGAAGTGTTAGAGAGTCTAGACTAGCCAAGATGAAGAAAGAGTTAGCCAATAATCGTAATGCCATGAAGAAGGAATTGAAAGATGAAGAATATGAATTGAGACTGGCCATGAATAAGAAGCTCAGGAAACAGTATGATGAAGATGATGATCCTGAGGAAGTCATTGATCTTAGTCGAAAAAAGAAGAAGTCCCCCAAATAAAAGATAAGGGTAGCATATGTTGATTCTAGAAAGTGAGTATAAAAAAATAATGGATATACTAAATACAGAATTATGATATACTCACTTCTATATATTATGTTATTAGTATATCCATTATT